GGATGATTCTAAGTTTGAGCCCCTAATTGGTAATCCTGGGGACGGTAGCTCTCCTCATTTCGCTATCGTTGACGAATACCACGAGCATACCGATAACGCTCTGTACGACACCATGATGACAGGGATGGGGGCGCGAGAGCAGCCGCTAATCTGGGCAATCACTACCGCTGGCTTTGATATTGCTGGCCCGTGTTATGAACAGCGCCGCCGCGTAATCGATATGCTTGAAGGCACTACACCAGACGAAGAGCTGTTTGGTGTGATTTTTACGATAGATGAAGGCGACGACTGGACCAGTGTCGCGGCCCTGCGTAAAGCTAACCCTAATATGGGTATCTCGGTCTATGAAGACTACCTGATTAGCCAGCAACAACGGGCAATAAAGAATCCACGTTTAGCTAATACATTCAAAACCAAGCATCTCAATGTTTGGGTATCCAGCAAAAGCGCTTTCTTCAATATGGAAAATTGGCAGAAATGCCGAGATCCGAATCTATCACTAGAGCAGTTTCAGGGTGAAGAATGCTATATGGGCCTCGACCTAGCTCGTAAGCTGGATATGAACTCAGGGGCTCGTATCTTCTGCAGAGAAATAGCCGGTAAGCTGCACTATTACAGCGTAGCGCCGTCTTTCTGGGTGCCAGAAGATACCGTATTCGATAATGACAATCGTCGTACAGCTGAACGTTATCAGGGGTGGGTAAATAGCGGCCACTTGGTCCCGACTCATGGCGCAGAAATTGACTATCGAGAAATACTGGAGGATTGCAAAGAGACTCAGTTAATCGCGCCTATCCAAGAGATAGGTATTGACCCGCATGGGGCGACTAACTTATCTCACAATCTGGCAGATGAAGGGCTCAATCCTGTCACCTTGACTCAAAACTACACCACGATGAGTGACCCAATGAAGGAACTGGAAGCCGCAATAAATGCGGGGCGGTTCCATCATGACGGTAACCCCATCATGACCTGGTGTATTAGCAATGTAGTAGGCAAATACCTCCCCGGTAATGACGATGTAGTCAGACCAATCAAGGAGGGTAACGATAGCAAGATTGATGGAGCTGTCGCACTCATTATGGGTATCAGCCGAGCGCATTTAGCGCACCATTCACCTATTGAAGACAACCTCTCAGGTCACTTAGAGAAGCATGGAATCAGAACCCTATGAGTTTTTTTAAGAGGCTATTTAGCCGGAAATCTTCACCAATGGTGGTTGATACTCCAGAGAAGTTAGCCGCACTAATCGGATGGGGACATGATACCTACACCGGACGCTCCATATCCGGCCTCTCCGCAATGCAAATGAGTACAGTTTTCGGCTGTGTAAGAGTTCTGAGTGAGTCGGTAGGTATGTTGCCTTGCAAACTCTTCGAACAAACCAGCAATAGCAAAACAGTCGCTACAGATCATAAGCTAAACGCGTTACTTTCTTCAGCCCCTAATGGCTATATGACAGCGCAAGAGTTTTGGGAGTTGCTCATAGTTTGTTTGTGTCTGAGGGGTAATTTCTACGCTTATAAAGTTAAAGTCATGGGGGATGTTCAAGAGTTATTACCTATTGACCCCGGACATGTGTCTCCGAAACTTAATAACAACCATGAACCTGAGTACACCGTTACTTTTAGCGGAGGGAAAACTCAGATCCTGAGCCAAGATGAAATATGGCATGTGCGTTTATTTACCTTAGATGGGTTAGTCGGACTAAATCCTATAGCGTATGCCAGAGAAGCGATTGCGTTGGGAATGTCTACTGAAGAGCATGGAGCCACTCTTTTTAAAAATGGTGCAGTAAGTAGCGGTGTTCTTCGGACGGAGAACAGCCTTTCTGATGTGGCGTTCAATCGATTAAAAGAGCAATTCGAAAACAATCATCAGGGAGTGGCAAATGCGCACAAGCCGATGATTCTAGAAATGGGGCTAGACTGGAAGCCCATCAGCCTTAATGCAGAAGATAGTCAATTTCTTGAGACACGAAAGTTTCAGAGAGATGAAATTTGCGCTTTCTTCCGAGTGCCTCCGCATCTTGTAGCAAACCTTGATAAGGCAACGTTCAACAACATAGAGCACCTTGGCTTATCGTTTGTTAACTACTCATTAGTTCCCTATTTAACTCGCATTGAGAGCCGGGTCAGCGTTGGTTTGCTGAAAGAAAAAGATCGTGGTCGATACTATGCAAAATTCAATACAGGGGCTTTATTGCGTGGGGATCTCAAGTCCCGATATGAAGCCTATGCAAAGGGAATCAACTGGGGAATCTTAAGCCCGAATGATGCGCGAGAACTTGAAGATATGAATCCATATGACGGCGGTGAACATTACCTGACACCTCTGAATATGACGACTGATGCGGAGAACAGCAATGCTGACGACAAAACGGCTTGATATGCCGCTTAAAATCAAATCGGTATCCGAAAACGGAGAGTTTGAAGGATATGGTTCAGTCTTCGGCGTAAAAGATCAGCACGAGGATATGGTTGTAAAAGGTGCGTTTCAGAAAAGCTTGGATAGCTGGAATGAGAAAGGCGCGCTGCCGGCACTCTTGTGGCAACACAAAATGGATGAGCCTATCGGGATTTACACAGAGATGAAGGAAGACGAGCACGGCTTATATGTAAAAGGCCGACTGCTGATAGATGTTGACCCACTGGCTAAACGAGCTCATGGACACATGACAGCAGGATCACTTTCAGGCTTATCTATTGGCTTCAAGCTAAATGATTGGGACTACGACGCCTCAAAAGACGCCTTTATCTTAAAAGAGATCGATCTGTGGGAAGTATCTTTAGTGACATTCCCTGCAAATGAAGAAGCTCGAATTTCGAATGTAAAAAACATACTAGAGCATGGCGAGACGCCACGACCTAGCGAAGTAGAGAGAGCCCTGCGAGAGGTTGGGTTTTCGCGTTCACAAGCCAAAGGATTTATGTCCAGCGGCTATAGCGCTCTGAGTCAGCGTGAAGTTGATACAGAACAAGCGTTGCAACAATTGAAATCAATTACCAACCTCTTTTCGGAGACCTAATTATGGCTGTTGAATTAAAAGATATTGAGCTTGTTGCTGATGAAATCAAAGGTAAGTTTGATGAGTTCACAAAGAAAAATGATAAGCGTTTGGACGCTCTTGATGCCGAGAAAAGCACCTTGGCTGGTCAGGTTGAGAGTCTGAATGAAAAGCTATCTGAAATGGATGACTACAAGAAGGCGTTAGAAAAAGAGCTAGCATCTTTAAAGCGCCCAGGTGTAGTAGACGGGGAGGATGTAAGCGAGCATAAAACCGCTTTTCAAAGCTTCTTGCGCAAGGGGCGTGAAGAAGGGCTTCGCGAACTGGAGCAAAAAGCACTGCGCACCACAGATGATGGTGATGGTGGATATGCAGTACCTGAAGAGCTTGATCGAACGATCTTAGAGCTATTGCGTGATGAATCTCCTATGCGCCAGGTGTGTAACACCATCACCGTTTCTACGCCAGATTATAAGCGTTTAGTTAACTTAGGCGGAGCTGGTTCTGGTTGGGTAGGGGAGGAAGATAACCGACCTGAAACTGGAACGCCTCGCTTGGCTCAGCTTATCGCTACTATGGGAGAAATCTACGCTAACCCTCAAGCGACGCAAACCTCTCTAGACGATATGTTCTTTGATGTAGAAAGCTGGCTTAATGGTGAAGTAGCACAAGAGTTTGCCGAAAAAGAAGGCTCGGCCTTCCTATTGGGTGATGGAAATAATAAGCCCAAAGGTATATTGGCTCATACCTTAAGTGTGGCGGCAGACAATACTCGTACTTTCGGGCAAATTCAGAAGATCCTATCAGGTAGCGCGGGTTCATTTGGAGGAGATAACCTCCTAGCTCTAATCTACAGCCTGAAGAAAAAATACCGTGCCGGTTCGTCTTTCATGCTAGCAACTCAAACATTGTTCACTGTTCGTACATTCAAAGATGGGCAAGGTAACTATCTGTGGCAACCAGGACTGCAAGCAGGTCAGCCCTCTACCATTTTAGGGTACGGTGTAGAAGAGAATGAAGATATGCCTACCGTAGCTGCAGATGCAAACTCCATTATGTTTGGTAACTACAAACGCGCCTATACGATTGTTGACCGTATTGGCACTCGTGTTTTGCGGGATCCTTACAGCAATAAACCTAATGTTGGCTTTTACACCACCAAGCGAGTCGGTGGCATGCTAACCGACTCAAATGCCGTAAAGGTGCTGGCTCTGTCAGCGTAACGGGTAAAAACCAAAACAATAAAGCGCCTACGGGCGCTTTTTTAATGGGGTGAAACATGGAAAGAGTAATCGTAGTAGAAAAAGAGTTCAGTCATTCTGATGATGGGAATAACGTGAACACTTACTCAGCAGGCGAGCATGTTGTGAGTGAGCGTTGTGCTCTAGTGGCCGTTGATCAGCTTAAGGTAGCAAAGTATAGCGATAAAACACCAGAAGAGTTCTATATCGAAACAGATCAAAAGCTTAATGAGCAAGAAGAGAAAAAGCCTGGTCCCATCAGCACAAAAACAACCGCAAAAACTGCTAAATCTACTGCCGGTAAATAACAATGCCAATTATCACTGTAGAGGCACCGATCTCTGAACCCGTCTCCATCGAAGAAGCAAGATCGCAGTGCCGTATAGATGCAGACATAACGGGCGAAGATGAATTATTGGAGCACTACATTGCAGCGGCCCGTGAGTTTTGCGAAATACATACGGGTCGCCATTTTGCTGTTAAGACGATGCGATACATAGGCCCTTGGCAACCAGAAAAAATAGAGCTGAGCGCAACACTCCAAGCTGTTAACTTTGTTCAATACCAAGACCATGAGAATAAGCCTGCAGCCTTACCCGATACTGATTACTACGTTGATACAGTTTCACTCG